TGGCGGCAAGCCAGCTGGTGCTGGGCGGCGGTGCCGGGGTGGCTCCGGCCGGGCTCGGATCCCTTGGCACCACCGCCCAGGTGCTCCACGGCAACGCCGCGGGGGTGCCTACCTGGGGGGCGGTTTCTCTCACCGTGGACGTGAGCGGAACGCTCCCAGTGGCCAGTGGTGGCACTGGCCTGGCCTCAGGTACCTCTGGCGGCGTGCCCTACTTCTCCGGCGCCTCGACGATCGCCTCCTCGGCCGCCCTGGCGGCAAGCCAGCTGGTGCTGGGCGGCGGTGCCGGGGTGGCTCCGGCCGGGCTCGGATCCCTTGGCACCACCGCCCAGGTGCTCCACGGCAACGCCGCGGGGGTGCCTACCTGGGGGGCGGTTTCCCTCACCGTGGACGTGAGCGGAACGCTCCCAGTGGCCAGCGGTGGCACCGGTGTGACGGCGTTGTCCTCGTTGACAGCGAACCCGAGTGCGACCATTGGGCTGTCCGCGGTCAATGGCTCCGCGTCCACATTCATGCGTTCAGACGCGGCGCCTGTGCTGAGCCAGGCTATCGTGCCAACCTGGAGCGGAACGCACACGTTCACGGCGGCGCCGGCGTCAGTGATCTCCAATGCGGTCACGAATGCACTAACCGATATGCTGAATCTGGCGCACAACTCGTCCGGCACACCTGCCGCCGGGTTCGGCGCCAGCATTTACTTCGGACTGCAGTCGACGACAACGCCAACACGTGACGCAGCGCGCATTGCCGTGCAGTGGACGACGGCGGCGGATGCCAGTCGCGCAAGTGCCATTGATTTCCAGGCGGTGACCGGCGCCGGCGCGCTGGCGAGTGTCGCGCGCATGTTCGGCAGTGGTGGCTTGAGCGTCAACTCGACGACGGACCCGGGCGCCGGAATCCTCAACGTCGCGACTGGTTTTCGTATCGGGAACGCCGCTGCTTCGGGGCGCTACTTGCGCGGCGATGGCACGAATTTCATCTCGAACACCATCCAGGCAGTGGACCTGCCAAGCTCGTTCAGCGGGCTTGCGAACCCCTCAGCGTCTGTCGCCCTCGCCGCGGTCAACGGCAGCGCCACGACCGCCATGCGCAGTGACGGCGCGCCGGCATTGAGTCAAGCGATCAGTCCGACGTGGACTGGCAACCATACGTTCACTCCTGGCAGCGGCGACACGTTGTTCTCCGCCGGTAATGTCGGGATTGGCGCTGCCGTTCCTGGCACGAAGCTGGAGGTGAACGGCGCTATCCGAGGCAACTCGTTCGAGCGAGCGGTGACAGGCCAGCTCTTCGTGAACGCGTCGGCGGCGGGTGGCTTCATCACACTCGACACGGCTGGAGCTGAGCGGGTCCGCGTGCTCACTGGCGGCAACGTCGGGATCGGTACCTCGGCCCCCGGCACGAAGCTGGAGGTGAACGGCGCCGTCCGTGGTGACTCGTTCGAGCGCGCTACTTCGGGCCAGCTCTTCGTGAACGCGTCGGCGGCGGGCGGCTTCATTACCTTCGATACGGCGGGTGGTGAGCGGGTGCGGATCCTCTCCGGCGGCAATGTCGGGATCGGCACCTCGTCTCCTGGCACGAAGCTGTCAGTGAACGGCGCCGTTCAAGGCGATTCGTTCGAGCGTGCCACTTCGGGCCAGCTATACATCAATGCCTCGGCGGCGGGTGGCTTCATCACTCTCAATGCCGCCGGTGGTGTCGAACGTGTGCGAGTGGATACCAATTTCATGATCGGCGTCACCGCTGTCGGGACGTCGGCGGTGGGTGTCATTGGCATCGCCAACGGCACGGCACCGTCCAGCAGCCCCGCTGGCATGGGGCAGCTTTGGATCGAGGCGGGGGCCCTTAAATATCGTGGCTCATCTGGTACTGTCTCAACACTTGGAATCGCATAGAGGAAACCATGACAACTCCCAACCTTCGCGAGAAGATCAATCAGCTCAATCAATGGCTCATGCAGGCGGACCTGGAGAAGTTCGCACTGGAGCTTCAGATCCAGATGACCGAGGTATCGACAGGCGATGCCCAGGTGGATCAGCAGCTTGCCGGGCAGGCTCAGAACGCCAAGGCGGCCATGCTGGGGGTGGACCGGCGCATTGCCGTGTACCAGGCTGCGCTCGATCCGCTGCAGGCAGAGTTGGCGCCAACGGCGAAATGATCGGCGGGACCCAGTTCACCTTCGAGCCCGCGAGCCTGGTGCCGCGGGTCTGCGCTGACCGTTGTCCCTGGCTTGCCACTGGCCCGGAGATCGACGAAATTCAAGCACAATGCGAGGCGAACAAGGCGTGGTGCCTGAGGTGTCCGGACGGTGTAATGGTCGTCGAGTTGCGCCCCCACGGCGATGCCTTGGAGTTCTTCATCTGGATCGCCGTGGCCTGGAGGCGCGGCGCGGTGGCGCGGCAGATTGGAGGCCTCGAGAAGCTGGCCCGTGACCTTGGCGCCAGGACCATCGCGTTCCAGTCGCGACGCGTGGGCTGGGAGAGACGGCTCGGGCCCCAGTGGTACCGCCGCGCTGGCGACGTACTCGTGAAGGAGCTGACATGAGCAAGGGCGGCGCAGGTCAGGTTCAGGAGACGGAGCAGCAGCGGGCGCTGGCGGAACACGCCCAGAACCTGATGCAGGACTATCGGCAGCGCTGGGAGCCGGTGCAGATGCACCTGGCCGGCGGCATCAAGAACCTGGGCCAGCCAGGCTCGGTGGCACAGAAGCTCGTCGAGGGCCGTTCGGCCTCGGATGTGAACCAGGCGTTCTCGCAGGCCCAGGGCGGACTGGAGAAGTCCCTCACGAATGCCGGCGTGGCACCGGGGTCCTCTCGCGCGAACCTCGCTGTCGCCGGCGGCGGCCTCGACCAGGCCCGGTCCAGAGGGCTTGGCACGACGATCGCGGACCAGCAGATCACGGATGCCTACACCGAGGGCCTGGGGTCACTGATGGCGCTGGGCCGCGGGCAGCGCGCCCAGGTCGGCAGCGCTCTCGGGAAGCAGGCGGCGTTCAGCGGCGCGCAGGCGCAGGCCGACGCCCAGGCCTCGCTGATGAATGCCCAGGGCAACGCCCAGATGCTCGGACAGGTCGCGGGGTTGGGCCTGCAGGGTGCCATGGGTGCCATGGGCCGGCAGCAGCAACAGCAGCCCTATAGCCGCATGGCGTCACCTGACATCGGAGGCACGAGTGGCGGCTTCGGGTGGAAGGGTGGGATCGGAGGAATGTGATGGCTAGCACGTATGCCAACGACACCTTCGCCGCGGTCACGCGCCAGCAGTGGGCAGACTACGTCAGCAACTTCATTCCGATCGAGAACAAGCTGATCCAGTACGCCACGGACCCGGGTGCGGCATCTGCCGCGATGCAGCAGGCCAGCCAGGGCGTGAACGCGTCATTCGCCGCGCAGCAGGGCAGCACGCAGCGCCGTCTGAAGGGGCTGGGAACCTCGCTTTCGCAGGACGAGCAGCAGGCCTATGACCGCCAGTTCAGCCTCAGCAAGTCCCTGGCGGACGTGCAGGGCCAGAACGTCGCGCGGGAGCTGACCACGCAGCGGCAGCAATCGATCCTCGGCAGCCCGATGCCCACTGGTGCCTGAGCGGCGTGTGCTACGCTGCGAGCACCACGTCAATTCTCACAAGCCCAAGAGAGCGGCCAGCCCGTGTGAGCGGGTGGCGTGGTAACCAGGCCGCTCCCTTGGGCTTTTCCTTTGGGGCTTCCATGAACCTGATCAACATCACTACCCAGCTCACGATGACCAGTCGCGAGATCGCGGAACTGACCGGCAAGCGCCACGATAACGTGCTCATCGATGCACGCGCCATGTTGGTTGAGCTTCACGGAGAGGGGGGTGTCCTGCGATTCCAGGACACCCAGGTAAACCCTCAAAACGGCCAGGAGTACCCTGTTATCAATCTTCCAAAGCGAGAAACGTTGATCCTTGTCTCTGGCTACAGCATCGAGATGCGAGCCAGGATCATCGATCGCTGGCAGGAACTGGAGAGTCAGCAACAAAAAGCACTTTCACCTGCGGAACTGATGTTGGCGCAAGCGCAGATGCTGGTCGATCACGAGCGGCGGGTGGCTCAAGTCGAAGCGGAGCAGGCTGAGACGGTCGAGCGGGTACACAAGCTCGAAGCCAAGAGCCAGGCATTCGAAGAGGGCGTGAACTTCTTCACGGTCGTCGGGTACCTCAACTGGCGCGGCCTGCCGGCGCTGACGCTGGTGGAGGCATCGACGATTGGGAAGAAAGCGGCAGCTCTCAGCCGCGAACGCGGCATCACCGTTGACAAGGTGCGCGACCCTCGCTTTGGCACCGTCAACAGCTACCACCATGACATCCTCGAAGAGGTCTTTTCCAGGGAAGTGGACGGTATGTAAGGCAGTCAACTGGTCATATGCACCAACCGCAACGCGTCCTGTCGATCTGCACTGGCATGGGGCTTCTGGACCTGGCTTTCCGGGATGCAGGGTTTCTTGTGTATCCCGGTTGCGAGATAGACCCGCAGAAACGCGCCATGTACGAGGCAATCTCGGGCCACAACAACTCCATGGCCGGAAGGCTGGGGCGGGATGCGTACATGGCTCACGACTTGAAGGACCTTCCGGCGCTGCTCAAGGGTCGGGCCTTCGACGGCATCATCGGGGGCCCGTCATGCCAGTCGCACAGCAAGCTCAAGGCGATGCGTGCACCCAGGTTTCCCGACCTGACGCCGCTGGTGAACGCTCTGCTGAACGCCGTCGAATGGCGCTGGTTCGTGTTCGAGAACGTCGTTCCCATTGACATTCACGGCGCTGTGCACACGAGGTGCAATGCCATGCATTACTACCAGCCCCACCAGTCGCGTGAGCGATGGTTCACGCACTCACCGAACATAGTGCCGCCGCATCCGAAGTACAGCGGTAACGTGGACGACCTCAAGGCGTACCCCGTCGTGGCCGGACGCATCTACGGTCCGAAGCGGGGAGCATGGCTTCAGGGCTACGATGCTGCGGCTACGCTGCCGTTCCCGTGCGCGCAGCTTCAGCACGGCTTGGCCGATGCGGTGCCATATCCGCTGGCGAAGGCGTGGGCAGACGGCATAATCGCTGGCAAAGGAGTGTGACCATGCCAGGCTACGGAGTAGGGGCTTCCCTCGCCAGCTACGGCACGAAGTCGCGCTCGTCGTCCCTGACAGCGTTCGGCCAGGATGAGCAGGGGCAGGCGATGGCTGAGCTGGGTGAGGCGGCCCAGGACGAGACGCAGCGCAACACCCAGAACAAGATGCTCTCGGAGCAGGAGAAGCAGGGCAAGAAGCAGCTCGCCTCCACCGTGGGCGGAGCCGTAGGCGCGGCCGGTGGCGCTGCGCTCGGCGCGCAGTACGGTACCGTAGTTGGCCCCTGGGGCACTGCCATCGGCGCGGTCGTGGGCGGCCTGGCCGGGTGGCTCATGGGCTGAACCGGAGGCTCTGATGGGCGTTTACAGCAGTGCGAATGCGGGGCTCGAATCGGGCTTCAACATGGGCCTGCGACTCGACCAGCTCGCGGAAGAAAAGCGCGCGCGCGGCGTGCAGGAAGCCCTCAACCAGCGGCAAGCGGATCGGCAGACGGCACTCGACGCGCGCCAGACGGCGCAGGACGAGCGCCAGACGAACCTGGACCAGTTCGGGGTCGCCGGCAAGCTGCGCGCTGACGTGGCGCATGAGGGCTCGGCGTTGGCGCAGGCCGGCAACTTGTCACCGGACGCCACCGCGGGTTTCGAAGCACGTGCGAAGCAGGCCAACGAGGCCTATTACGCTGCCGCGCAGAAGCTGCTGCCCAAGGTGCAGGCGCAGAAGCAGGAGGCTCAGAACCTGTTCTCCGACCTCCAGGCCGGCAATGTGAGCCTGGACAAAGTGCCGCCCAGCCAGTTCAACATGGCGCTGACAGCGCACACCGGCCGCCCGGTGTCTGACTTCATGCCTGGGCCCAATGGCGCGCCGTCCGTTGTCGAGCAGGGTGTGCAGAAGCTGCGCACCGGCGTGGAGACTGGTAACGAGCAGTACGTGCTGGACGGCGCGAACACGCTGCTGGCACCTGAGTTGATGCGCGGCGTTGGACAGAAGTCGCCGCACGGCGGCAACATCGTGGCCAAGCGCATCATCAAGTTCGTGCCTGCACCAAGTGATCCGAACAACCCGAACGATCCGAACAAAGGCAAGGTCGTGCCGATCCTGCGGGTTTTCGTCGGCGATTCCCCGGATGAGGCACAGGTGCACCCAGATGCCGGCGCCGGAGAAGCGCAGAAGATGGCCTCGAACGAGGCGCAGCGCTACAACGCGCCGCCTGGGGCCACGGGGCACTATGACGCGCCGGTGACACAGAACCGCTCGACCGATCCAGACGACCCTGTCGTGCATCTCGACATGGACCAGGCGATGGACCGCGCGATGCGGCTGGGCTCCATCTCCTCGATGATGAGGAACCCGCAGTTCGCCAAGTACGTGGATGCCGGTGCGAAAGAAGCGGCGCCGCAAGCGGACGCTTTTCTGCGGGCAGCGGCCAGTGTTGGCAGTGCCTTGCCGACCAGGCAGTTCACGACCGAGAGCGTTCCTCTGGGTGGCTCGACCTTGCGCATCACGCGTGACCAGGCCGGAAGGGAAACGAAGCGTGAGGAGCTGCAGCACACGTCAGCACCAGTGGACCCCAACAAGGCACCGACCTTGCACAACGTGATCCAGGGCAGCCAGGAAGCCACGCAGCAATATGACCCCGCCACCAAGTCGTGGGTGACGATCGGCAAGGCTGGCCCCCGGTTCAAGCCCGGCGGTGGTGGGGGCGGTGTCAGCGATGCCGTGGGGGGCGCCGGCGGCGCTGCGCCGACTGCAGAGCAGAAAAGTGTCGTCGATTACTATGCCACGCAGTCCATTGCCGGGGACAACAGCTGGCAAGTCGGCCTCGCGCGCGGCAAGGTCGGGCAGCGATTGATCGAGGCGGTGAAAAACAGGATTCCGGCGATGGCCGCGGAATTGAACCTGTCGCCACAGGACGTGGGCACGAACAAGGCCCAGAACGTTGCGTTGTCGAAGACGCTGGCCGATCGCCAGAAGTACGTTACATCGGTTCAGCAGCTCAACGGTACGCTTGACAAGCAGATCGCGCTCGTCGAGTCGCTCATCAAGAAGGGTTCCGCGAGCGGTGTACCGATCCTCAACAAGCCATTCAATGCGTTGCGCGGGGCGCTCGGTGACGAGGACCTGGCGGCACTCGACACCGCGATCACTGGCGCGGCGCGTGAACATCAGCGCGTGCTGACGTCGCCCATGTCGAACGCTCAGCTCCATGTCTCGGCACAGCAGACGGCGGATCAACTGCTCAACCGTAACCAGACCGCGGGCCAGATGCTCGCGGTCATGAAGGTGATGCGGCAGGAGGCCGCCAACGGCCTGACGCAGGGCCAGGAGACACTTGACAGCGTGCGCTCGCAACTGAAAGGCCTTGGCAAGCGCGCCCCTGACACATCGTCCGGCGGCGCGGCACCAGTGAAAGTGAACGCGAAGGGCTGGAAGTTGATGCGCGACGCACAAGGCAACACTGCTTATGTCAGCCCCGATGGCAAGAGCTTCGAAGAGGCAAAGTAGTGGGCTTCGATCTCGCTTCCGCCCGGCCTGTTGACCACCCGCCCCCACGTGCTGGTGGCTTTGACCTTGGTACGGCACGCGCTCCCGATGCCGACGTCGACCCTGTAGTCGCCGCGCGCGCCGCGGAGGTTCCTGTAGTTGGCCAGGACGGTCGCGTGCAAAGCGAGCCGCCCCCTGGTGGCCAGCAAGATCCGGGGTTCCTGAAAAAGGTCGTCGGCATGCTGGACGCAGGGGCGGCGCTCGTCTCTGGCGTCACGAACTACATTCCTGGCGCAGTGGCCGGTGGCCTGGGCGCTTCGCTGGCGGCGATCACGGAAGGTGTCCAGGGGCGCACGCCGCTGGCCAAGCCGAACGAGCCCGCTTCGTTCATGAACCGCTTCGGCGGCGTTGTCGGGTCTGTCGCGCAGGGGGCACTGGAAGGCGCCCGGCGCGCCTCTCATGAGCCGAGCACCCCGGAGGGCCAGGGCTACGTCGAGGATGTTTCGCGCAGCGGCGCAATGCAGTCCCTGAACGCGCTTGGGGCCAGTGGCCCCATGTCCGCGGTCAAGGGTGAACTCAAGCCCATCCCCGGCACCGGCACGATGGCGCGCGGGGTGGTGCGCAATGCGGCGGCCGAAGTCCTGCCTGGGACAGTGCGCAACGCCGAGGAGGCGGGAGCTGCGCGGCAGAAGGCGGCCAGGCTGGCAGCGCCCGAGAACCAGGGCACCCTGGACGCCCTGCAGGCCGGCTACAAGCTGACGCAGAAAGCGGCCCGCGGCGGGGGGATCGCACAAGCCGTCGAGACGGCCGCGGGGCGTCCGCAGGCGGCGAAGGAACTGGCGGCGCACAACACGGAGACCACGGCGCGTCTCGCGCGCCAGGACATCGGTCTGCCGGAGGACGTGCCAGTGACCCAGGAGAACGTGCAGAAGGTCCGGCAGGAAGCGGGGAAAGCCTACGCGTTCGTGCAGGATGTCGGCAAGTTCAGGAATGATGCCCAGTACAAGGCGGACCTCGACCGCATTCTGAAGCCCCACGAGACCGTCGCCGAGGGGTACCCGGCGTCCAAGGCGATGGACAACCCGATCATCGACAGGATCAAGGCCTTGCGCGTGGATGAGACGAGCACGGCGGCCGCTGTCGAGCAGGTGAAGTTCCTGCGTGACGAGGCCGACCAGGCCGCTCGTGGGGGCAGCAAGAAGCTCGCCGCCGACTACCGCAACGCTGCCCAGGCCGTGGACAACGCCATGGACCGAGCGCTGGGTGAGATGGCCGGCCAGGGCGCTGATCCAGCGCTGGCGCAGGCGGTTGGCAGCTACCGTGACGCCCGTCGACTGATCGCCAAGAGCTACTTGCTCGAGGACGCGATGACAGGCAAGCCGGGAGAAGTGAACGCGATGGCTTACGCGCGGGCGCTGGAGAAGGGCGCCAAGCTCGACGGCCCAGCCCTGCAGATCGCGAATTTCGGCAAGCAGTTCGGTGGTGAGGGGCTGGCGAAGTCCAGGAGCGAAACCGGCGGCATCGGGCCGCATGGGCTTGACCTGATGCTGGCGGCGCTGAGCCACCCCGGCGGCGCGTTGGCGAGCCTCGCGTCCCTTGGCACGCGCCCCCTGGCGCGGGCGATGCTGGGTTCGAAGCGGGCCCAGGAACGTCTTGCCAGACGGGCGCGGGCAGCGCTCCCGGAAGGCCGTGGAGGCGTGGAGCAAGCCGTGGAGGCACCGCAGCCCCCAGAGATCACCACATCGCCCGGTGCGGCCCCTGAGGGTGCTCCGGCGCCTCCAGCGCCCCCTGCCGGCCCCCTGGGTGACCTGACACCGGATTGGACGACACAGCCCGGCGTGGCAGCGGCGGCACCCGTGCCGGGGCTCGAGCCAACGGGACTTGTGCGGGCACTGGGCGAGGAGATGCCGAGCACGGGCTCGCGTGCCAGCACGACGCGGAACCTGGACATCCCGGCGGTAGCCGGGCGGCCCGACCTGCCTGACACGATGGTCGTGGGTGACCCGGCAGAAGTGGCGGGCACGCAAGCGGCCAGCGAGGCCATGCTGACGCCCGAGGCGGCGCTGGCACGCAGGCAGCAGGGCTATGACGCCGGGCACATCCCGGTCGGTGAGGTGATCGAGGGCATGCCGGAGATGCCACCGGAGCCCTCGGGTCCCGTGGAGCGCATCCCGATCGGCAGAGCCACGGAGCTGGCGACGTCGCCGGTGCCGAAGGTCACCACACCGAAGCGCATCCCCGTTGGCACGGTGATCGAGAACGCGCCGGAGGCCCCTCCCGGGCCCGTGGAGCGCATCCCGACCGGTGAGGCCACGGAAATCACGCAGTCCGGTGTCGAGCCCATCGACGTCCCGCCGGTCGGCGAGGCGAAGGAGCTTTACGTCGACCCTGAGCGTCTGCAGGCCTGGCGCGGCAAGCACAAGTTCGGCGCCGAGGACGAGCGGCGCGCGATGGACGCGGCGAAAGCGCTGGCCCTGGACCCGGCTGCCGTGAAGGCAGCAAGCAAGAAGAGCAACCCTGTGGCATTCGACAAGGAAATCGCGCGAATCATCGCGCAAGGAGAAAGCCATGCGAGCAAGTCCGGGCCGCCTGCTGGCGGCGGCGGTGGAGCTGCAAGCCCTCCAGCAACCAAAGCCAAAGCAAAAGCCAAAGCAAAAGGTGGCAGCAGTCCAGCAGCCAAGGATACCCCCGAGCCAGTTGCCGGAACCCCTGCAGAGCCTGCCCCCGAGCCTGCCGCCGGATCCGGTGCCGGGGCTGCCGCCGAGCCCGGCGGAAAAGCTGCCGGGGTCGTAGAAAAGGTGGGCGACGTCGAGATCCGGGAAAAACCCGACGGCACCGGCTTCGTGGCGGTGACATCCAAGGGCGAGGTGATCGGTCGCCTCAATGACAACCTGAAGCCTGGCCAGGCGAAGATGCTCGACGAGCACGCCAACGTGTCCGACGTCAGCGTGGAGAAGGCGCACCGGGGCGTCGGCATCGGGCGGGCGCTGTACAGGGCGTTCGAAGCCAAGCACGAAGGGCGCATCCTGCCGTCAGGGCAGACCACGATACAGGCCTGGAAGGTCTGGAAGCGCAACTACCCCGAGAAGGTCGACAGGTTCGTCGAGATGGAAGTCAAGCGCGTCAAGGACGGTGCCGACCCCGGGCTGGTGATCCGCAACATCACGGACCCCGATGTGCGTGGTCGTGTCGCGGAAGGGGTCACCGAGTGGATGAAGAAGCTGGACTAGCGGCCCATGGTGGACGTCATCACGCCGGCAGCAGTCGCAGTCACGAGCGGCGTGGTGACGCTGTCGGTTGCCTTGTTCGGCGTGGAACCGCAAGCGGTGTTCTACGGCATCGTCGGCTCGACACTCGGAGTGTCCCTGGCGCCGCAGGCCGGCAATTGGCGCGCGGTGATCGTCTTCGTTGCTGTTTCAGTAGCTGCAGCGGCATTAGGCACCTGGGTGGCAGACGAATACTTTTCCCGGCCGGCCGCGCGCAACGGGTTGTCTCTCGTGCTCGGTGCGGTCTTCCATCCATTGTTCGCTGGCGTCGTTGGCCGGATCCCGGAGATCCTTGACGGCGTGCTGAGACGACTGGGGCTGAAATCGTGATGCTGCTGTTGTTGCTGTTGAACCTCCTGGCATTTGTCTTCGGGCTGCTCGTCGGCATCTTCTATGTCGTGTTCCGGTTGAACCTCCTGCAGGTGCGGCGGCATCACTTGTCTGTCATCGCCTTCCACTGGGCCCTGACGATACTGGCCTTCGCTGCGGCTGCGCACGCCTGGAACCTGACCGCGGACTTCACGGACGCGGTTGCCGTGGTCGCCGCGGGCAGCTGGCTTTTCAACAGCTGGCCCAGTTGGGGCCTCGGTGCCCCGGCGCCCGCGCACACACTGGCCCATCCGGAAAGTGGACATGTATCCGATAACCCGCAGTCGAAAGGCATTCCTTGATGCAATTGCGTTCAGCGAGATCGGTCCTGAGCTGCTGCGGATCAGCGACGACGGCTACAACGTGTGCGTGGGCTCGACGCCAGCGCATCCGATCCTGTTTTTCGACTACAGCCGGCACCCGCGCATCCGTTGTGAGGCCCTGAACAGCGATGCCGCCGGCAGGTACCAGTTCCTGGGGCGCTACTGGGAAGGCTACCGCAAGCTGCTGAGGCTGCCTGACTTCGGCCCGGCCTCGCAGGACCAGTGGGCGCTGCATCTGGTGCGCGAGTGCCGCGCCCTGGGTGACGTGGACCAGGGTCGCATCGAGTCCGCGGTGCTCAAGTGCCGCAGCCGCTGGGCGAGCTTCCCCGCCGCAGGCTTCGGCCAGCATGAGAACACGATGGCCTCCCTGGTGACAGCCTACGAGGCAGCCTACGCTACTTTTGGAGAGGCTTGACACATGATTCCATCTGTCGGAGTGATTCTGGCCGCGGGGGCGCTGCTCGGCGCCTTCGTCCTGGGCTATCGCGTCGGCACCGCTGCCGAGCACTCCGCCCGTGTGGCGGAGGTATCCACGTTGCGCGCCGACGCCAACGCGCACCTGGCGGCGGCTGTCGAGCACACACGGCAAGTCGAAGGTGCCATCATCCAGACTCAAAGCGAGAGGCTTCATGAAGCGCAAACCCAAGCCAGTGCTGCACGTGCTGACCACGATCGCGCTGTGCTGGCTGGCAACAGCCTGCAGCAGCGTGTCACCGCCCTCGCTGCCCGTTGCAGGCCCGCAGATCCAGTTGCCGCCGTTGGATCCCCAGGCCCTGCCGCCAGCGCCCCCGGAGATCTGCTTGCCTACGTGCAGCGCCGGACTGACGCGGCTGCGCAGGGAATTGCTGAATTTGCCGACGCCGCTCGGACCGCAGGTGAGCTTTGCGCCCTGAATTACGAGGCGGCAAGGAGGGCACTCAGCGGCGGTCCGTGAAAGTCGAATGGCTGAACAGGCATTTGATAGTGGGGCCGTATCTGGCTCTATGTTTCAATCAGAATGACTATGCCTCGGTACTCAAGCATTTGAAGCTGGATAGCGTTCACGACTTTGTCAATGCTGGCGCAAATGCGACTACGCACTGTTTTACAAACCCAGAAGACGACCTTGTGTGCGTGGTGTGCCTAAAAGACGATCGGAACAGGACTCCGATTCAAGTGGCGTCGCTATTAGTGCACGAAGCTGTGCATGTGTGGCAGAACTACTGCGCGGCCATAGGTGAAAACAGCCCTAGTTCTGAATTCGAAGCGTACAGTATCCAAGCGATTTCGCAACGGTTGTTCGAAGAGTACGTAAGGCGGTACGAAGAAGTGTAGCTTAAGCTACAAGGTGTGCTACATTGCGTAGCTTTTTCAACTCCTGGAGAACAGTTAAATGCACGCGCACAACGATTCCGATGTCGAGGCCAAAGGCTCCGCGCCACGCGTCACGATGCAGGACATGGAGAAGGATATTGTCTGTGAAGTGTTTTTCACGGCATTCGAGGGCGCGAGAGGCGCCCCGGACTCGATCAAGCTCAATCCGTCAGCAACGCCCATCCCGATACCAGAGTTGGACAAGGCACTCAAGGTGTTGACTTTCTGTGTCCTCGTTTTACGCAACGGGTTCACCGTCACCGGTGAGTCGGCGTGCGTGTCACCAGAGGCCTTCGATCCCGACATCGGCAAGCAGCTGGCTTGGCAAAAAGCCATTGACAAGCTGTGGTCGTTGCATGGTTACGCGCTCAAGGAACGCCTGTTCAAGGGTGTATCTTAAGATACAAGGTGTGCTAACCTAGCGTTCATCACACCATCGTAACTCGCAAGCCCGGGGTAGCGGTCAACCTGTGCGAACAGGGATGGTGTGATGACTGACCGCTACCCCGGGCTTCTTTATTGGAAATCTCATGATCAATCCTGGCGATCTGGTTCTTGTTCGCACGTACTCTGCTGGCGTTCACATTGGCAAATTTGTATCACGTGAGGGGACAGTCGTTACTTTGAACGAGTCGCGCATTCTCTGGCGCTGGACGAATGCGAACACCCTTCGCGAGGTCGCAAACCACGGTGTTTCAGAGGAATACACGAGGCTCAGCGAGCCGATCGAAGAGGGCATCCTGACCGAAGCCATCGAGATAATCAAAGTGGTATCGCCAGAAGCGCAGAAGAACCTCACGCGCTCGCGTTGGGGCTAAGTGTGCGTAAGCCCGATCAGAGGTATCGAGAGGGCCGTGGGGCCGGGTCGGGCTCCGGCTCCGGCTTTGGCCATGGCCAGGGCGACGGTGACGGGTATGGCCAAGGCGACGGCTACGGCACTGGCTACGGCAATGGTTCTGGCGGCACCAATGGCTACGGCCATGGGGACGGTGACGGCCATGGCCAGGGCGATAGCTCCGGCACTGGTTATGGTCGTGGCGACGGGAACCGGCCGTGGCGACGGGACAATGATGCGCAAGGCTGATCAGGGGTATCGAAAGGGCCGTGGGGCCGGCTCCGGCTCCGGCTCCGGCTCCGGCTCCGGCTTTGGCTCAGGCATAGGCTTTGGCTTTGGCTCTGGCAACGGCAACGGCTTTGGCTTCGGCGGCGGCGGTGTCGGCTACGGTGACGGCTTCGGCCATGGCGACGCCAACGGCTCCGGCTCCGGCTCCGGCTCCGGCTCCGGCTCTGGCTCCGGCTCCGGCTCCGGCTTTGGCTCAGGCATAGGCTACGGCTTTGGCTCTGGCAACGGCTTCGGCGACGCCAACGGTGCCGGCGACGGTCACGGTCCCAGGGACAATGATGATGCACAAGGCTGATCAAGGGTATCGAAAGGGCTACGGCCACGGTAGCGGGGCCAGGGCCGGCTATGGCTATGGCTATGGCTACGGCTACGGTGACGGCTTCGGCCATGGCGACGGCTCCGGCTCCGGCTCCGGCTCCGGCTCCGGCTCCGGTTACGGTAACGGCTCTGGCTCCGATGATGGAGCTACAGATGATGCGCAAGGCTGATCAGGGGCCTCTAGGGGGCGACGGTTTCGGCTCCGGTGACGGCTTTGGTGCCGGGGATGGCTATGGATATGGTTATGGCAAGGGTGGTGATGCTGATGCCAAAGAGTTTAGTTTTGGTCGCGGGGAGGGCTGCGGCAGTGGCAATGGTATTGGTGGTGGCACCAGTAGCACCAACCGAAGTGCCGATGAAAGCTTTGGCGATGGCTCTGGCGACGGCAGTGGTTGGGGTGACGGCGCTAGCTCTGGATCAGCACCATGGCCATGACGATGATGCACAAGTCTGATCACGCGTTCCATCTTGGCTACGGCGCTGGCTGCACTGACTTTGCTTCTGGCCGTGGCGAAAGCCTTCGTGGCGGCAACGGCTACGGTCTCGGCTCTGGCAACGGCGCTGGTATCGGCTCGGGCGCTGGCAACGGAGACGGCTACGGCCATGGATACGGTTATGGCGATGGCTACGGCGAGGGCTATGGCTATGGCTATGGCTATGGCTTTGGTGCCGGGAACGGGGAAAGCTATGGTGATTAAACTGAGGAGTAGCAATGCGACATAAACCCGATCAATTCGGAAAAGAGTTTCAATGTGGCTTTGGTTCAGGTAGCGGTTTCGGACTTGGAGACGGGAGAGGGTATGGTCACGGATCTACTGCGGAAGGCGATGGTGACGGCACGGGCTTTTGTAAGCCCGATGGTACCGGCCACGAAGGCGGTACCTGTGAAGGGGACGGAGATGGATATGGGCTCAATGAGGAAAATGAAAACTCCTTTTGATCAAGACAAGCAGTGCTTTGGCGACTGCGGAGGCACTGATGAGGGTCAGGAGGGAGGTAGGGGGCGTGGGCACGGGTTGGGCAGCGGTCACGGAAGCATCGGAATCGACGGAGGATTCGGAGATGGCTACGGACATGGCACGGGCTCGGGCAACGGAGAAGGCCATGGGCACGGTGGCGGCATAGGGGACCAGCACAACGGCTCTAAATGGTCTGGCTGGTAAGCGATGATGGTTTCGTGCCATAGCTGGCGCGCGGATTGAAACAGCGAGGAGGAAGACGAATGACACATGAACCGGATTGCCAACACGGCTACGGATATGGCTCGGGCGATGGCTTTGGCTCGAGCTATGGCGACGGAGAGGGGCAGGGTCGTGGCTCGGGCCCAGGCTACGGTGACGGCCGTGGCGAAGGCTACGGTGACGGCTGTGGCAATAGCCTGGGCAGTGGCTACGGCTGCGGCGTCATACCAGCTTCCGAGCCTCGATTCTGAAGTCCCGATGGCGTCGCCCGATCGGATGCCATTGTGTCTCGGCTGTCTTTAGCTTCCCGAAGCCGGCGTGGCTCAGCACCGGCCTGAGCGTCTTTGGCGTCCAGCCCCATTTGTGGCCCATGTAGGGGTCCATGGTCGTCGGGTCGCCGTACAGGCCATGCATGGCCTGGCTGTCGAGGTGCTTGGCGTCCTGGGTGTCGATCCACTTGAGCAGGTTCAGGGCGCACTTCTTGATGTCCGGCATCTCCAGCACCAGCAGGCCACCGGGCTCCAGCAGCCGGTGCCACTCAGCCAACGCCTGGGGCACCTCCCACAGGTAGAGATGCTCGAAGCCGTGGATCACCATGATCTCGCCAGCACAGCCGTCCGGCAGCGGCACCTTGGTGCAGGTGCTCAGGATCTCCGGCGGCCGCCTGGCCTTGGGGCTCGCCTGGACGTCGACGTTGATCCAGCCGTCCAGGACGTGACGGCCGCAGCAGATGTTCAGGCGCATGGCATTCATCTGAAGTATGAAACGATTGCAGCAACCGCGCCGATTGCCCCGATCAGATAGCCCCAAAGCGCATTCTTGCCGTATCCGCTCCCTTCGGACCTGTCCAGTCGAGACGAGAGCGCGTCCAGCTTCTCACTGATGCTTTCTAATTTTGCATTCGCTTCGATTCTCGGAATGAAGGTGCTGGTTTGATCGGCCAATTGGGATCTAAATTCATTTACTGCGGCGAAGCGGTTTTCTGAGGCAACTTCAGCCTTTTGCACTGCTTGGGCAGCACTCGTAAGCGCAGCATTGATTGCCTTTTCTGCCGCCAGCATTGCCGCAGCCAAGGCTTTTTCCGATGCCTCGAATCGTTGTTGCGCCCGCAGGTCGCGCTCCCTGAATTGGCCGTTGATGAACTCAAGCACTTCCTGCCGCGAGTGGTTGGTGTCTTCCCGAAAGCGGAACAACATTTCCTTCAGGGCAGTGAGTTCCAGGCTCGAATGCTCCCGGGCATCCCTCAAGCGAGCTTCCAGATACTGCAGCGAAGAAACCCCCTCGTTCGTTGAAGCAACAAGGGGGATGTCCTCCATCGACTTCGGGGTAGGCATTTCAGGCCTCCTGCCCAAGGCACTTGTCGATCATCGTCCAGGCCAGTGCCGCCTCTTCCGCGCGGTAGTTGAACCACATCACGCGCCAGAGCAGCTCCAGCCGGTTCTGGGGGGTGTATTCCTTGCCGTCGAGCCATTTTGCGGCACCATCCTCGCACTGGATGGGCACGCCGGCCAGCACGGCATCCAGGGCCACGTTGGAGTGCTTCGTGACCACCAGCGAGGCGCCCTTGAGTACCTGCTCGATGCTCGACCTGGCGTCGGTGGGGCACGGCAGCCGCGGGTGTGCACGGCGCGGCTTCGGGCGGAAGATGATCCGGCGCACGGGGTCCTTCTTGCGCAGCTTGTGGAACGTGCGGATCTCCCAGCCGGCATCGTGGACCTGGGACTTCGGCCCCATGCCGACCAGGATGGTGGGCCCACGTGGACTGGCGTCGTTGCGCAGCGACAGCCCCAGGGCATCCCAGCGTGAACTGTCGAGCGGCGCCAGGTCGAGCAGGTGCTGTGGGTGGTTGTGGTCCACGCTCATGCGCAGGTAGCCCTTGGCGTAGCCCTGGGCGAAGTAGCCCACGTCCCACAGGACGAGACGGCCGCCGCGCGCCCGGTGTGCGTCGAGCAGCTGCTTGCGCTCCACCTGGCCCGCGCCGTAGGCCATCAGGGCCACTGCAGCGCCACTTGGACGCTCCACCACCGCCCAGCCCGGCGGTGCCGTGGCGGCCATGGCGCGCAGCAGGTTCTGGGCCTTGAGAGTCATGCCTGGGCTCATCAGGATCTCGTTGGCGGCGTTCAATACAGATCCTCCAGCCAGGCCTTGTACTTCTCCGCCACGCTGGCAAGGCTCAAGCGCGCGGCGTACAGCGCGCGGGACGCCAGCAGGCGCGTCTCGTACGGTGTGAGGGCATCCAGCGCCTGTTCCAGGTCCTGCGGCGTTCGCACCCAGTGCTCGGCGCCGCAGCTCGTCTCCAGGTACCCGGCTTCGGGCGCCCCGATGAATGGCGTGCCGGAGCCCTGGGCGTTGGCCAGCTTGACATTCGACTTGTACATCATCACCGCGTAGCCATCGGACTCACGCAGCGCGACGACGATGTCGAGGTCGGCGAGTTCGGGCGGGTTGATCATGAAGACCCAGCCGCGCCGCTCGCACTCCTGCTCCAGCAACGCGCGCCACTTGCCCAGGTACTGCGCGCCACCCTCGTAGCCCACGATCTTCACGTGGGGGCGGACAGGGTTCCTTCTGATGCCGGGGCGTGCGTGGTGTGGTAGCGCGATGGAGGGCAGCATCGTCAACCTATCCAGGTCCACCTGCATCGCCTGGGTGGCGGCCACCAGTGCACAGGGACGCATTGCGTTCACGGCGTTGCGCCGCCAGACGAGGCACTTGCTGCGGTTCCACTCGTTGCCGCTGGGCTGCGGCCAGGCGTCGACCACGTCATACACGATCGGTACGCCAGCGGCGCGCAGACGCTGCAGGACGTCTGCCCGGGTGCGCTTGACGACGATGCACAGCTCGTAGCCCTTGACACCGTTCTCGGCGAACGGGTCGACCGTGGCGCCGATCGCGCGGCCCAGCTGCTCGCCGCGGATGCACCAGGAACCTGACTTGCCGTTGCCTACGACAAGGATCCGCTTCGGCCCTTTCACAGGTATTCCACGAAGTGATCGACCGTGACCAGCTTTGGCTGGATTGCACGCGTATCCAGTTCGATCTCGACGTCCAGGAACCGGCGTCTTCCGGTCAGTACTCCCTCCAGGCGCACCCCTGGGTACGTGTTGTCAGCAAGCAGCGACCAGAACACTCTCGGGTGCATGACTATCTTCCTCGGTAACTCATCCATGTGGGAAGCCTTGTGCCGCTTGATTGCATCAACCAGCATCTCTTTTGGCCCAAGGGCGTATTTGACGGTCATTCGCGGACTCCAAAGCCAAGCACTTCCGTGCGGCAAAAGTACACCTCGTCGCCAACAGTGGTCGTCTTCGGCTTCGCGCTCTTGGTGAGCGTTGTGCTCGTCGCGTACATGAGCGCGCGCCACTTGATGCGAGGGAACAACTCACGCACTCCGTCAGCGGAGAACCGGAAATAGTCCCCACCGTAGCTGTGGTACCGCCACACGAACGGCACGCTCAGGTCCAGCGTGCTGCCGGTACACATCAGGTCCTCCAGGTTCTCGGCGAGCCGCCAGGGGCGCCTGGAGTGCTCCAGCACGCTGCAGCATTCGATGTGGCTGAAGTGCCTGGCCGTCGGCATCGTCAGCAGTCCCGAGTTGACGATCGAGCGCCAGTCCTCCAGGTCCGCGACGACGTCGACACCAGGGCCGGCGGTCAGATCCACGCCGACCACGTCGTTGCTGTCGTACAGCTTGCGGCGGTCCGGCTTGTCCGCATAGACGTGGGAACCGGCGATCAACACGCGCCCAGTGGCAGGTCGGCGATATCGCTGCTCGAATTGGCGGCGCACCATCAAGACCTCAGCCGCACAAAAGGCTCACCGCTGGCGATCTCGTCGAAATGCCACTGCCCCCAGGCAACGCGCCTGAAGGCCGCATCGAGGCTGGCGGCACACATGGGCGGCACCGGCAGCGCGAACTGTTCCAGACGAAGCGCGCCGTCCTGGGCGATCCAGTGCGGCGCGGCGTAGAACACCGGGACGCCCTCCACCAGGGCCCGCACGCCCGCGCCGCTCGACCAGATCACGCACGCCACGGCATCCTTCAGGTCCTGCTCCAGGGGTACAGGGTCCAGCCGGACGCCGGGATGGTAGCGGATACGCACCGGCAGCTTCGTCTGGCGCCGCAGCAGTACGGCCGCCTTCTCGGCCCACTGGGGCGGCGAGGCCATCAGTCGGGAGCCGATACCGCGCTGGGCGAGCACCAGGACCTCACGGCCGGCCGTTCGCTGGGGCTTGGGGGTCCACCCGAGCCGTGAGAAGCGGTTCGTGCCATCAGCCGCGTTCCGGCCCCTGTGGTGCTGCCCCACCGACAGGGCGTAGTAGTTCTTGTGGGTTTTGTCAAGGGCCTGGAGGTAGCCGTTCTCCGCCACGAGGACAATGCCGCCGGCGGCCTCCCAGCGCTCGCAGGTGGCTTCCGCCGAGCCCTTCATCCGGTTCCAGGTGACAAGCACGTCACGCGCTCGCGCCGGCACCAGGGACGTGGTCAGGGTGTAGCCGGCGCGCTTCAGGCCTTTCTCGAAGGCTGCCCGCCGGTAGCACGGCTCGGGCCGGATCAGGCAGGTAGCGTGCACGGCAGCTCGTCCTGAAGTGTCGAGCGGCGGAAGTACGGCGTGGCACTGCCGGGCGAGCAGTTGACGATGTCCACGCCCAGCGCCTTGGCGTCCTCGGCCATCTTCTTCGTCTTGTGGATGACGCCCTTGAAGTCCTGGGCCTGGACCAGCGGCGCGGGGTGGTCCGCATGCCAGTGCTTCGCCCCGTCATCCCCGAGCCTCATGTCGAAGCCCAGCAGCAGGATTCGCCTGGCGCCGAAGCAGCAGGCCAGGCCGATCGCGCCGCAGCCACTGTTGCCGCAGGTGTGCACGAGAGTCCTGCTCAAGCCGGCGGCATAGGTGCCGGGCCAGCGGTTCAGTGCGAACCGCTCACGTGAGGAATTGTCCGTGGTCCAGAGGGCTCCGCGGAACCGGCGGCGAATGGTGGCGATGTTTGTCTTCCAGTACAGGTAGTCGAGGGCGAACAGGACGTCAGCGTCATGCAGCAGGTTCCAGGAGCCGTTTACCACCACGGTCCTGGCACCGGAGCCGGCGGCGGCGCTTGCCTGCTGTGCAGTGAGGCTCGGGCCGCTGGCGATCACGACCGCGGTGCAACCGCCCCAGTCAGGGCACGCGACGGACACGCTTCAGGTGCTCACGGAGGTTCTGGTAGTACTCGGCGTCAGCTTTTTCCAGCCGTGCTTCCATCTCAGCGAGGTGCGCCCTGTCACTCGGCATGGCCGCGGTCCAGTCATTCTTCGACGCCCACGCCTCAGTTGGTTCCATGGGTGGCCGGACCTTCTCGCCGAACTTCGGCAATGGGTCCATGGTGTCGAGGGAGAAACGATAGGCTGTCATTGCGAATTCTCCTTTAATACAAGAGGGACCTTATCACCTGCTACAGGCAGGTTCAATACTCGCTTTGCCGCATCCCGTACCTCCGCGGTCACCGCGAAGCCGAAAGCTTCCGGGTCGAGCAGGCTGAGGACGAAGGCTCGCAGCTCGAGGTTACGCTTGACGAGTCGGAAGAGGTGATCGACATCAGACATCGGTTCTCCGTTTCATTGCTGCCAGAAGGACGTCCTGCACGTCCTGTTTCGTCTCCAGGCGCACCAGGACATCCTCGTCGATCGTGTCGCGCGCCACGATGCGATAGACGAAGACGGGCCGGTCGTAGCCGGCTTGCCTCTGCCGCATCGGCCCGATCCGCTCGATGATCTGCTGGTGCTCCTCCAGGTTCCACCACAGCGAGAAGAACACCAGGATGTTCCCGCCATCCTGCAGGGACAGCCCGTGCCCGGCCGACGCCGGGTGAGCGAACAGCAGCGGGATGCCGCCGGCGTTCCACTGGTCGATCGTCGACGGATTGGCGTCCAGCACGCGGCCCTGGGGGAAGCGCTCGCGCAGACGTGCCAGGTCGCTCTTGAAGTGGTACGCCACGAGCACAGGCATGCCGCCAGCCTCCTCCACGATGCTTTCCAGGGCCTGCAGCTTCTCGTCATGGATCTCGATCCATTCCGTTCCTTCCGGGTTCGAATAGGCTGATCCGCTACAAATTTGTAGTGTCTTTATCGTCTTCGATGCTGCGCTGAAGGCTTCGATGCCAACGCCATCCAGCTCCGTGAACATGGCCCGCTCCATCTCACGGTAGTGCACGGCCGCCTTGGGCGGCAGGTCGACGCACACGTCGCGCACGATCGGCGCCTCCAGGTCAAACCAGTCCTTGGCGTCCAGCGTCAGGCAGACGTCCTTCAGCGCCTCCTGGATCTCCCCCTGGGCGTGCGGCATGGGCTCGATGCGGCGCCACGCGGTATTGCCGCCGGTTGGCAGGGACCGGAACCAGCGGTTCACGAACCCGCTGTGCGTGCGCCCGAGCCGTGTCCCGCCGTCGATGAAGAACATCTGCCCGTACAGGTCTTCAAGGCCGTTCGGCGCAGGGGTGCCTGTCAGGCCGACCAGGCGACGCACCTTGGTGTGGGCCACCTTGGCCAGTGCCGCCGCGCGCGCGGCCCCCTGCTTGATCCGAAAGCCCTTCCAGCGCGTCAACTCGTCGAGCACCACCATGTCGAAGTCCCAGTCATCACCCAGCTCCTCGACGAGCCATGGCACCTGTTCGGTGTTCGTGGTGTAGAGGTCCCCCGCGCTAGTCAGCGCGCTCCGCCGGGCTCTCAGGTCGCCGACGATGGGAACAACGCGAAGGTGCTTCGTGTGGCTCCACTTGGCCGCCTCCTGTGGCCACACCGTCCGCGCCACGCGCAGGGGGGCAATGATGAGCGGCTTGGCTATGGCGCCACTGACGAGCAGGGCATCAATTGCGGTGAGGACTGCGATGCTCTTGCCGGCGCCCAGGAAAACGAAGACAGCACAGCGTTGGTGTGACAACACGTGCTCGGTTATCAAATGCTGGTACGGGTGTAGCTTCAGTTCACGCGTCACCACAACTGCGCCCTGGTCCCAAGCGCCACGTACTCGCGCCACACGCTTCGCGTGACGTCGCTCAACTGCTCCCAGCGAGGGCCCCGCTCCTGCACGCACTGCTCGTAGAGCGCCTCAGCTTCCTGCTCGATGTCCTCGTTCACCATTGCGCGTCAGCCCAGGCGTCCACCCCGGCCTTGCTGTCGATGACCAGCACCACCAGGCCAATGGCGGCCAGGCGTGCGTGCTCACGCAGCTGGTGCGGTTCCAGTTTCTTGCCGGGTGCTTTCAGCTCGACGAAGGCATGCCTGGCCGGCTTGGGGTGGTACGCCGGGATACCGATGAGCCGATCCGGCGCGCCGTGAGTCCCGACCCACTGAACCTTGCGGCACTGGCCGCCCAGGTCACGTATGCGCGTGACGAGGTACTGCTCGACTTCTGATTCGCGCATGGGGCTACCTCGCCATGTCCGCATGACTCCACTCCGAGACATCGAGCCCGATTGTCTTGGCGAAGGCGTCAGTCACTTTTATCCCGGATGCGTCTTCGAGCAGCGTGCCATCCTTCAGGGTCAGCCGGCACACCACGCTGCTGTCGTCCACGAAGCGGACTTCAATGACGTCGCTGCCGCTGTCACTCGGCGTGCCGTACACATCGCTTTCCTTGGCGCCTGAGAGCCACTCGACCAGGAGGACCTCCAGAGCGCGTACATGCCCCATGGCCTTGAACGTTGTGTAGCAGACCCTCGGCGTACTCTCACGCTGTGCCCATTCCCGTAGATCCACCACTCCGGCAAAAGACGGCGTTTCGAGCCATTGCCCTGTTTCCTCATCGGCCTTGACGAGGTATCGCTTTACTTGCATCGACTGCTCCGTTTGAATCTCAGGACTGCCAGAATCCAGCGGCACCACCTGGGGCGGCACACGTGGATCTCCAATGGGTTCGCATAGCTGGCCGTGCGTGGCGTGACGTGCGCCCCGCCGATCACGATTCCAGTTCTAGTGGTTATTGGCGTTCGAATCACAGGACCTCGCTGAAGACGTCAGGATTCAGCGGGCACCGGTGCTCGACGCCGGACGTAGTGCTGAACAGCACCCACCGGCCGCCCCGCTGGCCCCAACGCACATCAGTGGCGCCACAGTGCCGGCACTTCAGGAATGGCTCGCCTTCACCCGCGCCGTAGTCATATTCCTCTTCGCTACACCCATAGAATCCGAACACATTTTTCACGTGGGCCTCCTTACTTGCGATAGCGCTTGAGTTCCGACCCTTCAGCCGCGAGCGGCAGGCCAGCGTTCCATGGGGCGTTCGTCGCCATCAGCTCAGCCACCCGCTCGCCGCTGTACTGCGGACTGTCCGGCACCTCGGTGATGACCTCGTCGTGCACGTGCAGGACTATCGGGTACCCGGCGGCCTCCACGCGCTTGAGCCCTTCGGCGAACACGTCACGGGCAACTGCCTGGGTCACGTTTTCGACGCATTTCGCGCCGTAGGTACGTACTCGCTCCCATTTGCGGCTGTACTGGTTCAGCCCCATGAAGCTGATGCCGCGGTCACGGTTCTCCACGAGTGTCCCATCCTCGCCAGTGACCCATCGTGGCTTGTACTGTGGCATCGGGTAGCACAGCTCCCGGCCGCTGGGCAGGCAGATGCGCAGCCAGTTACCCGAGCGTTTGATCCTCAGCCGCCCGCAGTCCACCACCTTGCCGATGAAGTGAGTGGCCTCCGTGACCGCGTCCTCGAGCCGGTACCAGAACCGCATGATGGCGTGGTTCGCCGCACGCCAGGCGCGCACGATCTCAAGGGCACGGGGCTCCGACACATCGACACCGTATATCTGCGCCATGCCCTTGAAAGCGTCGACAGCACCTCCATAGCCGCAGTTGTGGACCAGCTTGCCGGACACGGTGAACCGGTTTCGAGGCCCGCAGTTAACGATGTCATAAACTCGTGCCAAGTGGTGTGGCGCGGACCCGCGCCACCAGTCCCTGGAGCCAAGCCGACGGCTCGAAGAGGCGAGATCAGGGTACAGGGCACCTACGTACGCTGCAGTGAGCCCTACGGCTGATTGAATGAGCCGCCTGCCTATTGCCGCCCGGAATGGCACGGCCTCGTCCTGGTCGTCGGCCCAGACAAGGTGGTCAGGCGTGGCCACGAGACCGTCATATTCGATGACGCCACGCAACCCCCGGTCCACCACACCGTCGTGAGTCACCCACCCAACGCCATCCCACACCCGCATTTCCGTTGTGACATACTGGATAGGAACGAGCCCCTGGTCCGTCAATACAAGCTGGTCTTCAGAAATACAACTTAATTCCATTACCTTGCCGATCAGCCGCATCTGCCCACCGGCGGCCTCATCCGCGAGTACCTCGGCCACCGGCACGTGGAACGCTTTCGCGTAGCCCTCGACGTACAGGTCATCGCCCCGCGCGAAGGCGTCCACCTTCCACTGCTCATCGGCCATCCAGGCCAACACGCGGCCCTCGATGTTGGACAGGTCCGCGCGACAGAACTTGGTTCCAGGACTGGCGACCAGCGCGCCGCGGACGGTGGATCCCAGCACCTCCATGGGGTTGTCGTAGATCAGGTCAACAGCGCCGCTCTTGATCGTCTCGATCGCGAAGTCGTATTGCGCCTTGAGGTACTTCGGAACGCGGCTCAGATTGTGAAGCTGTACCTGTCTGGAACTCCATCTATTCGTGCGCATCGCCCCACCGAATTGCAACGTCCAGCGCAAGCGGCCGTCCGCGCTGGTGCAGCGCACGAACGCCTTGTACTTGGACGAGCTTGTGCTGCTTGTTCTCAGGCGGTTGGCGAGCAGTTCACGCACCGGGTCAGGAAGCGACTGATCCTCCAGCCGGCGCTCCAGCGTGCCAGCCTGCATGTCCGGCAGGCTCACGCCGTACGCCTTGAGGATGTAGGCAAGCGTAGCGTCACGCTGCGTCGTCGAGCGGATCTCGCCGTCCGTGAGCGCAGCTGTCTGGGCGTTCAGCAGCGCCTTCGCGCTGTCCACGGCCTTGAGCGCTGCCTGGCAGAACTCCAGGTCCACGCGCACGCCGCGCTCGTTGATCACCTGATCCAGGCGCCACAGCGCCAGCTCGCTGTCGGTGAGGTTCCATTTGGGAAGCCTGGCCACACATTCCCGCATGGCCACGATGTCCTGGGCGGCGTACTCCAGGAATTGGATCCATTCCGCGGGGTGAGTGAGTGCCGTGGCTCGGGGGCTTTTGGGCGTACAGAACAGGAGCACGAGCTTGCGGCCGGCTGTCAGCTTGCGTTTGCCTTGATCCAGGGCCAGCGCCGCGCAAAGCGCATCCAGGCCGGCAGGCATGGAGTGCATGAGCGCCAGGCACATCGAGCAGCGCCACCGGTGCAGCGGCAGATCAATGCCAAGGGCGGCCTTCAGCATCGTCCGGTCGAACGTGACGTTGTGCGCCCAGACAAGCACCTGGGGGTCATCCAGCGCGGCCCCCAAGTCAGCCGGCATGGGGGCAAGGCCTGTCACGTCCCAGACCTGTGCAGCGCCATCGTCGATCGCGTAGGAGACGACCAGCACCTCCACGCCATTGGAGTACCTCCCCAGGCCGTCCCTGATGGGCGTTTCACTGTACGTCTCACAATCGATGTAGAGATTTTTTGTCACGCCAGCGTTTCCAATGGGGTGTACGTCCCTCTTTTTGCTTCCACATGGCACCTCATGGCCGCCATGAGAGGAGACCCGTGGAAGCATTGAACCTCTTTGCTGGACGCCAGCCAAGTTCTGCTGCTTCGCAGGTACACGATGCTGATTCCCTCGCGTTCAATGATCGGGCCGGCGGTAGCCCAGTCGCTGGAATAGCACTTCACATTTGGGCCCCAGGTTCCGTCCGGGTACCTGATTGCCGTGCCAAGTGTTGTCGCTCCCGGGATCGATAGTGGATACAGCCAGCAGTCACTGGTCGTCCGCCGTGGCTTCCCAAAGACGTACCCTTCCGCCATCGCTACTGCGGCGTCCAGTAACGGACCTTCCAGGTTCATTGTTTCGTGATTCATTTCGCCTTCTGTTTCCTGAAGATAAACCGGTCAATGAGCCAAAGCCCGACAACCAGGAGCACGACGGCCCCGGTAGCGATTACTCCGATCGAGATAAGTGCTTCCTGTACGTCGATCACTTGAGGCTCACAAGTCGAACGCCAGGCACAGCAGGTCCCCCACGGCGCTGCCGTGGGTGCCGCCGCCCGAGAGGTATCGCACCTCGAGCCGGGGCGGCTCGACGACCAGCAGGCCAGTGCCTGCCCGGCAGTCGTGCTCGCTGATGCTCAGGATCCGCTCGTCGATGCGCCCGTCACGGGTCAACCGGGCCAGGGCGCTGGCGATGCGCTCGCCGCCGACGGAGGCGATGGTCCCGGACCCCTTGCGGAAGTGGATCTCGAAGTCGGAGCCGCGGATGGCAGGCACCCAGTCTTCGGACGCCGCCCCCGTGGCGCCGGCCACGAGCAGAAGAAGGAGAGGCAGGCGGCTCATGACTGAGCTCCCGTCTCTCGAATCAATTGCAGCAGGCACTCGTACTGAGTGCGGGCTTCCACTTCTGCCGCCATTCTTGCTTCCGACACCATCTTGCCCTTCTGCTCTTCAGTTGCGGCATACCGCATCGAACACGCCCACATGGCCGCAAGGTCCGCGGCTGCCGCAGCATTGCGCACCGCGTCCTCGCCCCACGTGGTGGCTGCTGCCTCCGCAGTTCTCGCTACCTCTCTCACCAGCGTCGCTTCTCTCCATACCCTCGGGTCCCGCTTCGCTTTGTTCCGCTGTACCGTAGCTTCCAGCGCCGCCTTCGTCCACAGTTCTCGTGCCAGCCCTTGCGCTTTCCCAAGGCGTATGACATTGCCTGAAAGCAATGTGTTCTTCACCTCTTGCGCAGCGATCCAGCATTGATCGGCGCAAGCAGACATGCTTCCGGCGAGTCGCGCCAGGCAACGCTCCAGCAGGTCCAGGAGGAAAGGAACGCGGACGTCCTCCAGGTCAGAGTGCCCATGAATCGCGTCCGAAAACTGGTCTTTGAATCGCGCCGCTTCGGCTTCCGGCAGCCGCTCAAAGATATCGACGGCCAGAATCCAGAGCCATTTAGGTGTGTTCGTTGTCATGACGCTTCGCTGACGGCTGTACGGATATCCCCCTCCAGCCCCGAGCAGTCACCCGACAGCCTCGTGCAGTCTCCCGACAGCCTCGTGCAGTTGCCGTACAGGGCCGCCGAGGGGCCATTGACACGTTTCTTGAAATGATATAGATCAGTCATCACAGGCTTCCCGGTTCAAGTCAGCGACTCGTCGTCAGCGCCGTCCGTGATCTCCGTGAATGCCTCGGGCACAGGGCGACTGCCGCCTCCGAAGGCGTCACCGGTCCTGGCAGCCTGGATGCCGAGCAGCGTGCACCGCAGGCCCCGGCCGTTGCCGTTGTCCTGCGCCCATAGCTCGACGTGCATGTTCACGTACATGCCAGAGTACAGGCGCCCGGCCTTGCCTTCGTACAGCGTGCCGTCCGGCTTGTAGATCGGCGACTTGTCCTTGTCGAACACGAGCGGGCGTTCCTGGGTGGCATACCGGTACGCCGACAACGCATAGTGCCCGGCATAGCCGTCGTAGTCCGGCTTGTATTTGCCGTCGACATAGCAAGTCGACTTGCGATCGGACATCACCGCCTCGAAGTAGGTGGCCGCCTTCGGGCCCCATGCGTCATTGGCCACCTCGCGCAGCTTCGCGAGCACGCGCTTGTGCTGGCCGGAGTCGTACGGAATGAGCGCCACGGCGCCCCAGCGGAATTTTTTGTTCCCCTGGTAGTCCTCCGGGGCTCCAAGAACAAGGAAGGCACAGCGAACATCATTCAGCAGAAGGGATCTTTCCATGGCTCAGCTTTCAGTTGTATCAGGTGATGCATTATCGCCGTCGGCGATGGCGGTGAACACGTCTTGTGTCATGGGAACTTTGTATGGCTCCTTGATGTCCAGTGCACGTTTGACAGAAGGCTTCGGCGGCGACCGGTCGATGTACTTCTGCAGTGACGCCCATTGGCGCGGACCGATCAACGGCTTTTCCTTGGGGGTGGGTGCCTTGGCCAGCTTCTCCAGCTGTGTCGGGCTCTTCAGGGTCACCTCGCACATCTGCCGCACGTTCAGGCGCACGGTGTTCGTCAGGTACTCGTCAACCGTCTGCGGCTGCGACCACTTGCGCGGGCCCTGGCGGCCCAGCTCCAGCCCCCAGCCCTCGACGCTGTCGCCGCGCAGCAGCCGGCGCTCGACCTCGGCACGCACGGCCGTGGCCCAGTCCTCCAGCAGCCCCGTGACGGCCATCGCCGCGCTGAGGTCCACTGCCAGCAGGCCAGGCAGCCTGGATGCCAGCGCCTCGAGCGTTGGGGGTGGCGCCGTCAGGTCGCTGAACACGGATCCGGCTACGCTTTCCATCTTGGCCAGCATGCTTGGGCAGGTCGGCATGGCGCGGCAGTACGCGCACGCCGCCGCGCTCGGGCTCTGATTCAGGTACATCCGCGCCCAGCGCTCCGTCATGCCGGTCTCGGCCAGTTCCTTGCGCGCCCGCTCGGAGTCCGCTATCGCGTCATGGACCGTCTGGCCGAATGCCCGCAGTTCATCGACGCTGCACGCCCACTCCGACGGGCCCTCCCGGACCCGGGGCTGATGGATGAACAGCCGCACGATGTCGATGTCGTGCACCAGTTCGACTTCGTCGAGCAGCCCCAGTGCATAGATCATCAGCTGGGGGTTGTTCACGACATCCACCGGCCGCCGGCCGGTCTTCAGGTCGTGCTCCTGAAGCTCCCTGAGGGCCGGCTTGACGAGCCCTACGTCCATGGTGCCCTGCTGGCCAGGAATGCCGGCAATGTGGCTGAAGTCGACGGTGTGCTCGACGTACAGCGTATCGCCTGGGGCGGTGAGTGCCCGGATCGAATCGACGTAGCTCTGCACCCACTGCGCCATCTCCTCGGTGATGGTGACCGTGCGCGTCAGCTCCCCGGGGTCGTGCACAGGTACCTTGTTGCCGATGTGATCGGATGCCGCAGCGCTCTTGCCTTCGAGCACGTGCGCGGCAATCACGTGCATCGCCGTGCCCTTGTCCGCATCCGGCCCGGGGGCTCCAGGAGAGGCGAGGCCCTCCAGCGCAATGCGGCCGCTGCAGGCCATCCAGCCCTTGGCACTGGATGGGGAGTAAGTAGAGTGGCTCATTTTCTGGCTGTAGTTACGTGGGCAATAACCAGGAAGCCGATAGCCCAGACAAGCACCGCGAGGAGGATGAGGGCCGCGTCTTGCGCCACCACGCCCGCGATGATGATGAGCAGCCCGGCGACATATACGGTCCAGATCTTCGAGGCGTGGCCCATGTTCAGGCCAGGCTCGAGTCAGCCAAGGCGTTCAACAATTCCAGCGCCTGGCCGTACTGCTCAGGCTTCAGGTCCGGGCCTCGCTTCGCTCCGAGCGACCCCAATGCCTCGATGGTCTTCGCACGATCCTTGACCACACACTGCTGAATGGCCTTGGCCACGTCATCGTAGGAAACGGCTTGCGGTGCCGCAGGCGCGGCGGCATCCTTTGGCGCCTTCGGTGCTTTGGGCTCCTTTGGACCTGGCGCCTGCACCGCGGGGCTATGCTCGGCTGATGCCGGCGCACTGTTCACGCCCTTGTTGAAAAAGTCCAGCATGTCCTGGACGCTGTCGAATTGAAGTGTCACGCCTATCACGGGGATTCCCTTTGGGTGGTGGTTGAACTTGGTGCTAACAGTATCACGTGATGCGCGTAGCGGTCAACCAAGGGAAATCCCCTGGCGTAACTCTGTATCAAGTGCTATACGCTGGCACCATGACACCCAAAACGCCGACGTTGAAAGCCGTGCTCGACAGCATGACGGCAAAGCAGCGAGAACAGTTTGCACGAGCCGCGGGGACCTCTATCGGCTCCCTGCGGCAGATAGCCGCCGGGCGCCGCGGGGCCTCGGCCCTGATGGCAGTGAGGATCGACAGAGCCGCAGCCAAGCGTGGCCTGATCCTGCCTCGCGCCTCCCTCAACACCGGGTGCGCCGTGTGCGAGTACGCGCGCACCTGCACTCGTACCGAGCCGCCATGACACCCCAACCCACACGCACCCCCAGGGCCAGCCCGGCCCTGATGGCCGAGATCGCCGCCTTGCCGGCGACCGAGCGCCTCGGCCTGCTGCGCGACCTGATCCCCCTGTTGCTGGAGACCGTGCGCTCCGCGGCCCTGGCTGAAGGGGTCGAGCGGTGTGCCGCGTACATGGACATGCTGGCGCGCATCGCGTCGGCCACGCCCACGCTCACTGACCTGCCGCTGGTGTACCGGATGCACGCCCGGACCATGCGCCGCTGGGGGCTGGAGCCCCTGCCGTGGGGCAGCCCGTGACCGGGGACCCCGGGGACCTGGGCGTTTGACCGGGGACCCCGGGGACCTGGGCGTTTGACGGGGGACCCCGGGGACCTGGGCGTTTGACGGGGGACCCCGGGGACCTGGGGCTTTCACACAATCATCGAAGGAACTCTACATGCGCGATGCCATAGGCTCCACGGCAGGGGCACGCGCCCCTGCTCCCTTCGTGCATCCGCACGACACGCTCACCGTGCTCACCCACGCCACGCGGCCGCTGGCCAAGCGCTGGGAAGCCGATGGCCAGAGGACCCAGTACCTCGACGCCAAATATTTTCACCTGCGCGAGGAGCATGTGCAGGGCATCGAGCAGTTGTCGGCGCTGCTCACGGTGCTGGAGGGTGACAGCCACTCCTGCGTCATCCGGGGCCGCCATGTCGGCGAGGATGAGGCCAGGCGGCGCGACCCTGAATACAAGCAGGGGACCGTGCGCCGGGCCCTGGCCCAGTTCGAGGATCAGCCGCTGCACTCGCTGATGATCGATATCGATCGGTTCGAGCCCCTGTCGTGTGATCCCCTGGAGGATCCCGAGATGGCCACCCAGGAGGCCATCGCCGCGTGCCTGCCGCCCGCGTTCCACGGGTGCTCCTATCACTGGCAGCTGTCAGGCAGCGCCGGGGCGCCCGAGTGCGAGGGCGTGCTGAAGGCGCACCTCTGGTTCTGGCTGCGCGACCCCCTGGACTGCGCCGCCCTGCGCGACTGGGCCGTTGCCGGTGACGGGGTGCGCAGCTGGCCCGTGGACGTGGCCGTGCTGCGCGTGGTGCAGCCGCACTACACCGCCGCGCCCGTGTTCGCCGAAGGGGTCGTGAACCCTGTCGGGCGGCGCTCAGGGCTCGTGCAGGGCCCGGCCGGGGACGCAGTGCCGCTCGTCGTCGATCAGACGTGGGCGCGCGAGGCAGCTGATGCCTTGCGGCACGCGGGTGGCCACAACGGCCACGCTGTGGAGGTACCAGGGGAGCACTGGCCGCGCCACGAGGTCCTGGCTGCCGCCGGCGCCGATGACCCCGTGCTGGCCCGCCTGACCGAGCTGGGACTGGTCAAACCCGGGGTCCGAGGCCCCGGGGGTGACATCAATATAGTGTGCCCCTTCGCCGAACTGCACAGCACGTCCGACGGGCCCTCATCGTGCCAGTACTTCCCACCCCACACGCGGGGCTACGCCCTGTGCAACATCAAGTGCATGCACAGCTCCTGCGAAGGCCGCACGCGCGGCGCCTGGCTGGCGCGCCTGGGCCTGAGGGAGGGGCCCGGGGGTGGTGGCGCCGTGGAGCCCGTGGAGGCCACCGCTGGTGGCGCGAGGCTGAGGGGGGAGAGTGACGGCATCCCCGAGGCCCGGCGCCTGTGCACTGACCAGGCGAACGCCCGACGCATGGCTGATGCGTTCGGCCGCCGCGTGCTCATGTGCGGGGGCCAATGGTACGCCTGGGACGGCCGCCGCTGGGCTCCCAACGATGCCGAGATCCATCGGTGCGCGTGCAACCTGTCGAGGCTTGTGGACAGCGAGGCACAGGCCTGGGGCGAGGGTGGACCCGCGGGGGCAGGACTGGAGAAGGCAGAGCGGGCCGCCGTGGCCAAGGCACTGCGTGGATGGGCCACCCGGTGCGAGATGGCGCCCACCCAGGCCGCCGCTATCGGCATGGTGCGCAAGATGCTGGCCGTGCTGCCGCAGCAGATGGATCGCAGCCCGTGGCTACTGAACTGCGCCAATGGGACGGTGGACCTGCAGACCGGCGCCATGCGCGAACACCGCGCGGACGACTACATCACCAGGATGATCGATCTGGACTACAGGCCGGGGCACTCCAGCGAGCTGTGGCGCGCCACCCTGAGGGCGATCATGCGGGAGCCCGATGGCGGACCCCTGACGTTGTTCCTGCGGCGCTGGTTCGGCTACTGCCTATCAGGTGATACACGCGAGCAGGTGTTCGTCGTCCACTGGGGCGGCGGCGCGAATGGCAAGTCCACGGTCCTGGAGACCATGTCCACGGTAATGGGCGAGTACGCCACCACGGCCGCGCCGGGGCTCATCACCGGGGCGGGGCTGAACCGCCACCCGACCGAGATCGCCCACCTGCGCGGCATGCGCATGGTTACTTCCCACGAGTCGGGCGAGGCATCAGTGCTGCGCGAGGAATTCATCAAGCAGCAGACCGGAAGCGACCCACTTACCGCAC